ATGGTCATCTGTTGTGATGACAAGCACTACTGGCGTAAAGAAGTATTTCCACACTACAAAGCAAGTCGTAAGAGTGACCGTGAGAAGTCACAGTATGATTGGAATGAAATCTTCACTGCACTCAATAATATTCGTGATGAGATACGAGAAAACGCACCTTATAAAGTCATACAAGTAGAACATGCAGAAGCAGATGATATCATCGGCACAATCTGTCACGCAAATGGTCGTGATTTAGGGGGTGACCCTATTCTGATTTTGTCTGGTGACAAAGACTTTCAGCAACTTCAAGAATATGCAAATATTGAGCAATACTCACCTATACTCAAAAAGTTCATAAAGTGCAACGACCCTCAAGGTTACTTGCTAGAGCATATTCTCAAAGGTGATAGAGGCGATGGCATACCAAATGTGTTATCTGCTGGTGATGTATTCGTCACAGGTCAGCGTCAGAAACCTATGAGCAAGAAGAAGTTTGGTGAGTTCATGTCTAACCCACCTATGGACTATGCACGTTTCAAAGAGAATGCTATTCTTGTTGACCTCAAGCAAACACCAGAGCATATGAAACTAGATGTTCTGAAGCAACTAAATAGTGCTATAACGGGCAGTAAAAGAAAACTGCTTGACTTGTTTATTGCTAAACGAATGAAACTACTCATTGAGGTGATTGAAGAATTCTAATGAAAGTATTAGCACTACATCTTATCAACCATGACGCCAACGTGACATACTACGATGGCGACAAAGCAACTTATCTAAATCTTGAGCGTGTAAAAGGTATCAAGAAGTATCACTACTACAAGTGGGACTTTCCTAAGTTAGCAGATGACCTACGAGGTATGAATGTTCCTCTAGAGTTAGATGCTATTGTAGTCACTGTAGGTGAACAGATTGAAAGTCCACAGCAAGAAGCAGATATGAACTGGCGCTATAAAGAAAATGAATTTGTGCTAGAGATTAACGAAGCAACATTCACAAATGTATTTGAAACCTTACCGTATCGTGCGAAGAAGTACTATAGATGTGAGCATCACTTTGCACACTACATGAACGCCGAGTGGTTGTTTGGTCGAAAGAACAAAGGTATTGTCATTGATGGTTGCGGTGATTATGGTGTACACATTAGCGTGTTCGAAGGTAATAAGCGTGTGAAAAAATACACACAAAGAGAAATGTGTTCTATTGGAGACTTGTATTATGATGCATCTGCAGACTTGTTAGGTAGAGGTTCTTCAACTACATGGAGCAACTCATTTGCTGACCGCAGTGGTAATCTTATGGGTCTGATATCATACGGTCAGTACAATCACGCATATGCTGAACATCTAAGGTCATTCTCATTCGAAGATTTTGTTGGTGAAGCAATGAACAGATGGAAATATATAGCAAAAAGTGACCACACTGAAGATGAGAGTTATTTTGGTATGGGGTTAGATGCTATATCGAGCGATAAACGAAGTGTGAATCCTAAAACAAGTAAATATATTCATTCTACGGTATGGCATTCTCATGAAGGTCATCCATTCGTAAACATGTGGCACCTCAACTGGATGCAGACATGGCAGATAGTGTTGTCAGAAAAACTAGAAGAATTCTTCTCTAAATGGTGTACAGATGATGAAGAGTTTAGTTATAGTGGTGGTGTAGCACACAATGTAGTAATTAATGAAATACTAAACAAGAAGTTTCCAAACATGAGAATACCACCTAGTATTGGTGATGAAGGTCAATCTCTTGGTGCTATGTTTGCATTTCTTGATTTTATGGGTATCGAAGCACCTGCTTGTCCTACAACAAACTGGCAGTCAGACGAAATATCTATGATGAATGATAATACAATTTCTACAGTAAGAGATTTAATAATAGCAGATAAAATCGTAGCAGTCTGTCAAGGTGAAAGTCACATTGGTCCAAGAGCATTAGGTAATCGCTCATTGATATATCGTACCAATGGAAAATATGCCGCACACTACTTCAACCAGCGAAAACTGAAGAACAGAGAATGGTGGCGTCCATATGGTATAATTGTGTTAGAAGAAGAACTATCAAATCTACTACACACAAAGACTAAATCGCCTTACATGTTACACACTGCAAAACCAACACCTTACGGTGAAAGTGCATTAGAAGGTGTAATACATGTAGACCACACTGTAAGATATCAAACAGTGAGCGATGGTCCATATGCTGAACTACTACGACAATTGAAAGCAATAGGTCATCCGCCTGCTATTGTAAACACATCATTGAACGCACATAGTAAACCTATGTGTCACACAACAGGCGATGCTCTATCGTTTACAGAAGAGTATGGACCAGATGCAGTGGTCATTGGTGATGAAGTTTATCTAACAAATAATAGAGATGTATTATGGTCATGAAACTAAGAAGATATAGAAGACCTCTCTTACAATGGGGTACTCATAGATATATGGGTCCTCACATATATGTCGGTCTCATAAAAGATGAGACTTTCGTTACACTATCTCAGATGGTTGAACAGTCGCAAGAGAGTGTAAAAGATATGTTGTGTCATACAACAACGCATAATAACAGACTAGAGTTCACTGATAAGGCAGAACACTATAATGCATTAGAAGATATCTATACGCACATACAAAAATTTACAGAAGGTCATAACGAGCAAGACTGGCATGATATAGATGAATTTGAACTCTCAAACGTGTGGGTAAATATACAACATGCTAATCAGCATATAGGTCATCACACACATGAAGAAGCAGATATCGCATTTGTTGTATATACAAAAAATACTGTGAGCGACCCTACAATAGGTCATGACTATCAAGACAGAAGTGTAGATGACCCTGTTGATGGTATGATTGAATGGCGATATGGCGAAGTGCATCAATGGTCACCTAATCGTATGCTACACTTTCCTACACAAAAAGAAATCGTTGTATTTCCTGGTTGGTTAGAGCATCAAGTATATCCTTTCAGAGAAGAACATGCTGAGAGAATAAGCATAGCAGGTAATATCAATGTTATATGAGGGTGAAGTATTCAGACCTTTTGGTCCACAGATGTATAAAGGAAAATTTGAGCATATTGATATGCTAGATGAATTATGTAAAGAGATGCGTGGACGCATAGATATGCGTAATAAATTAGCAGGAAATTTGCATGAAGAATGGTTGCTTATGTTAGAACATCATAAGCACGAACCAATGCTTGAAGAGTTGATGGAGCATTGCGCCACATGGGAAATATCTAACCGTGGATTAACAGAAAACATACGAGATGGTCTGATAAAGACATTTGAACTAATGAATGTATGGGTAAACTATCAGCATACACATGATTGGAATCCACCTCATAATCATGGCGGTGACTGTTCATTTGTTATTTACATAGACAATCCTGTTAATTTTAAGAAAGAAGATGAATACGATAATCAAAAAGGTAACACACCATCAGCAGGTAACATACAATTTAGATATGGCGAACAGCATAAGCGCAGTCAACAGATGTATGAATTGACGCCACAGCGAGGGGATATCATTATGTTTCCTAATTGGTTAGAGCATCAAGTGTTTCCTTTCATGCAACCTGACATTGTAAGGGTCAGCGTGGCAGGTAATATAAATATAGGAACAGAAAAGAATATGGAGACATGATGAGAAAGCACATACCTGAAATTTTGAAAGAATGTAATGATGCGCCAAGCAAGGCAGAGCGAATTCGCATTCTACAAGCACATAACCTACGACCGCTACGCAACATTTTAGCACTAGCGTTTGATAAGAACATCACACTAGACCTACCCGAAGGGGCGCCACCGTTCAAAAGAGACACAAGAGAACCTGTCGGCATGTCTAGCGCCTCATTGTATACAGAGAGTAGACGCTTGGCACGATGCGCCACTAGCGACCCACTACCGAAGATGCGAAAAGAGATGGTTTTCGTACAAATTTTAGAGGGTATACACTGGGAAGAAGCAGACTTAGTATGCGCCGCTAAAGATAAAGACATAAGCGAGTTGTACCCAAACGTCACAAGAGAGATAGTGCGTAAAGCATTTCCTAATCTGTTGACTGATGTACAACCAAATCAATTCAGCAAAAAGGAAGAAGATAATGAGTGAATGGCAAGATGCAATCTTTGAACTAGATGATATAGTTCGTTTAATCAAATTAGAGACACAGACTTTCTATGAAAAAGGTAATAAGTCTGCAGGCACAAGAGCAAGAAAGCATATGAGCGACTTGCAAAAGTGGTGTCAAGCACAGCGTAAAGCAGTGCAAGACAAGAAAAACAATCCAGACCCTACGGTCTAGAAAGAGACAAAAGTGGCAGATGATAATAAGAAAAAGACTATCGAATTAAGAAATGACGAAAATGAATTCGAACTAATGCTTAGATTTTTTGGTAATGAGATACTCGCAATCAAACTAGCGGCAACAAACTTCAATGGTAAACTTATCATGTGGAGTATCGTAATCATGCTGTTTACTTTCATGCTCATGGAAGTGTTTGGTTTTAGTGCAATGCTCGGTGTAGATAGCGGAATGTAATGATTGAAATTATTGATAATGTCTTAAACGAAGATGAGTTTAAGTTGAT